TTCTCTGTCTCCGTATCGGGCGGTGAAAAGAATGATGACATAGCCCATGTCATACAGCTTGTTTACTTGATCGATTCCGTGTTGGAGGGGCCCTGCATTTGCATAGTCGCCCCCATTGGTCTTGTCTGCAATGACCCCGTCGCAATCTACGACAATATTATTCGAAGAGTCGCTCATTGTTAATTTTTACTCCCATTTTGGAAAAATATTTAAATGTTTTGTTGCGTTATAAATTTTTTCATTTTGGGCTGGAATATCTAGCCCTTCATTGTCCACAATCGTATCGCATAATTCCAAGCATCGATCTACACGTGTCTCACTATCGTGCATGTCATCTCCATGCTGTTGCCGAGTAAGACCCACCACGTATCCTCCAGCCTCCTGTATCGCCAAGACTTCATTTTCGAAACGAACGTCGGAAATAAGGGCGATATCGGGGGATTCATCCCTTATCTGGGCTAAGCAGCTGTCTACCCAGATATTGTCGGACATTTTTCGGAAGATGTCCGTACCAAGGTACTGGAGAACCTCTCGAATACTCATACGCCCCTTTTTGGAAGGGCTCGTGGGCATGTCCTTCCACAGAAGGTCCGTCTTTTTGTTTTTATCCTTGTCGTTTCCAAAAACTAACTTTGGGTCAAGATTAAAAAGGTCTACTGAAAGGTCTTTTAGCTTTTGTGCGAACGCATATGCCTGTATAAACGCCCCAAGTCTGTCTTTAAATAAGGAGGCAGTGTCTACGTCGGGTGATGAAAAGGAAAACCACTCTTTTTCCGGAACTTTTTCATTCAGAATGTCTGTAACTTCGATAGACCCATCGTCTGCTAGTCTGCTACTTCTGGCTATGCCGAGCTCGACCAACTTTACTGCTAAAATAAAGTTACATGCGGTGTCTTTTCCCGCTTGCTTTCTTCCGGTGAAGCCTAAAATTTGAGTCATGCAACAAGCCCTTCTAGGGTGTCAAGAACTCCATCGGCATCAGAGAGATCCTGCAAGAGCTTAACGCATTCCTCAACAATATCCGGATGTTCGCCTATGCCAGCTGGATTATTGAGATAGTTGTTAAGATTAGCAACCGCCCTATCTCTTTTTGCGACAAAGTGAGATCTCACCGCTGTGATAAGATTTTGCTGAAGGGTTGCGTATTGAATTTCATCTTGTGCGTTTGATTCTTCCATCAGTAAACTCCTTCTATTTTAGAAATTAAAGGTTTGATATCGTTTGTAACCGCATCTACGTTCATGTCGGCTACGTCATTAGTGCTAAGAGTAGGGAAATAGATTCTATACATCTTAGAACACATCTCTTGTATTTTTTTGGATCCAGTTACCCCGGCGGCGTCGTTATCAAGAAGGCACACTATTGACAATGCCCCAGACTCGTCTATGATTTTTTTTTGGTTTTGGTTAAGATGAGTGCCGAATATTGCTACAGAATTATGTATACCGGCCTCTTCCAGTCGCCAGACATTACCCGGCGATTCCACTAGAATTATAACTCCTGTGTCGAGAACGTGATCCTTCGCGTACCAATAATTATACAGGCAATTCTCCTTGTTGAAGCCAGCTGTATGTCTCCATTTCGGAGAAAAACCACATTCTTTTTTAGGATCATGGTAGTGTGAGCACTCCTCGCATTCATCAAAGATGCTTCTTCCTGTGAACCCGAGGATGCTCTCAGCCCCCTCGTCATAGATCGGAACGACCGCTCTTTGGTATAGCGTCTTTCCCCTTCTCTTGCACGTTCCCACATCATATTTATCCAGAACTTCAATGGAGAACCCTCTTTGGAGGTAGTAGTGTGATGGTATATCAACGTGCTCCCTATAAAACTCTCTAGTTATTCCCGTCTTTTTTTCATCAGGTCTTTCAAAGCCATTTACCATTCCGCAGAATTTTGTTTTTTCTAGATCCCCTAGCTTCTCTGGATCGATGGCAGAGAAATTCTGATTAAAAAATCCTAAAAGAAACTCTACGGACTCATTAAAGGAGGCCTCCTGATCTCCTACCATTCTCCATTTATATTTAAATCTCGAAAGAGCGCCTCTGATCAGACTTATTAACGAAGACCCGAAGTGATCTTCACACTGATGGGTTCTACACTTATAATGGACCCTAATGTCTGCGTTATAGTACAAATTAAGAGCGGTCGGATTGTCACCCCCGTGTATAAAGCACTCAGACTTCATCAGGGTGTTATTTTTATAGGAGGGCTCTATGCCAAAGTATTCATACAGACTATCTATATGCTCAGCGGCTAGAGCTGTTAGTGCGTTAAGCTTTCCTTGGTCGTCATATTTATACGAAGGGGATGTCGTCATCGCCATTGTCTGCCTCTGTCATATCGTTAGTTGTATCAACGCCGTCTTCAAGCTCAAAAGCGGTTTTACCCTCGACAAGCTTGCCATATTTACCTATCATATTGACGTTAATGTAGTCTCTATCTTCTAGGCCTTCTCCATGTCTTGCAATAAGAGGGACGAGCTTACGATTTCCGTTTTCTGGACCGTCTTTTGCTATCTCTTCATCCGACTTTCTTTTGTAAATGGTGAAATTGCTACACAGCCAGACAATTCTATCGGAGCCGCTAGCGGTATCGGTAGACTCTTTTGTTATCCCATCACGGTTAAGCTGTATAAACGCAAGGATAGGGACTTCGTATCGGATTGCAAAGTTATGGAGGGAGGTCATCAAAAATCCCAACGCCTGATACTCTTTCATGTCTCCTTTGATTTCCGCAGCGTCCATAATCTTTAAGTAGTCATAAATAATTACGCAGTCCTTCGCTTTCCCCTGATGGTTAAGTCCTACTTCCTTTGCGAGCCAGCGCCGCATAATCGATAGCTGGTCTTCAAGGGGCTTGCCCCCTATCGTTTTATGGTAATAGGGAATATCCTTAACCTCTTTTGCCATGTCTCTGAGTTTTTTGTCCTTGTAGGTGCTCTTAGCAAACTGGCCCGTCTCAATCTCGCTAATGGGGACTTCGGTTAGCATAGCTATTCCGCGATCCTGATGGTCTTGGCGCATCATTTCTGTGTCGAGATTTAAGACTGGGATTTTTAGCTCTTTGGCTATATGTATTCCTGCATTTTCAGCGAAGAGAGTCTTTCCAACTTTAGGTCGTGCGCCTATGACATTGACCGTACCTCTTCTTAACCCTCCTCCGATGGCAAAATCATATCTATCAAACCCCGTTGGAATTCCTACTTGGTCCAGCGGGCTTTCTGAAAGCTCATCTAGCCTCTCATCTATGTCTCCAAAAACTTTTTGAGGTGAGTCTTCGTTATCGTTGAGGAGGCCTGTGAAATCGAAGATTGACTCTTCGGCTATCCCTAAGATGTGGGAGATCGACTCATCCCCCTTCACCTCTAGGTATTGTCCCTTGGTCACCTCTAACTGGTCGTGCATCATTCGTGCGATTTGAAGCTTGCGAATTTTCGCCGCAAATGGTCTTGCGTTTTTTAGCAAGACGGGAAACTTCATAATCGCAGAAAGATGCTGAACCTCGTGCTTGTCGGACACTAGGTCTTGCACTCCGACCTCTCTAGCGCTCGACAAGATAGTCGGAAGATCTATAGATTTGGAGACATCTTTATCCATGACATGCTTTAAGCACGCATAGATCATAGAATTGGATTCTATGGTGAAGCTTTTTTCATCAATGATGTCGGCAACGTCGTGATAAGCCTCTGAGCCATAGCGACAAATGGCAGATAGGACTGCCCTCTCAGCAGGCGCGTCGGATAAAATCATTTTTCTCCCTTGGTATTCTTTTTAATGTTGGCTACTGAGACGGAGCCAGCCCTCTTAGCTTTATCATGTATATCTGAGCACTCTGGACAATTCCACGCGGGAGATTTGTGAGGCTTTGCATAATGGAACACTCGAATCATGGTGTCCATAATCGTATAGAGTCTCGCGCTGTCGGAACGCATAAGCGTGTATACGTCTTCCGCATGACCGTCCACATCTGAGCGGAGATCGATTATGTCCTGTCTCATTTCTTGTTGGTTTTGAAACAGAACGGCGACTTGAGCAGTGAAAGCCACCGCTATCAAGATCAGCATTATCATAATTACATGAGCATCTTTCATATCTTCTCCTTATCCTGCGCTACAGCAGCAAGCGTTACATTTAAACCTGTCTTTTTCAGGCGGAACGAGACCGGGAGAGACCTTCTCTGCCTTCCCACAAACTCTACACCGCATTTCCACCCTGTTGTCCCCTTTGTTTACTTTTACGGGGCGTTCTCGCGGCTCGTGAGCTCCCATCTCCTTGTCCGACTTGGAGGCTTCTTCAAGCTGTTTTTTTTCCTCGGCAGTTAGTCTTAATCCATCAAGGAAATCTTCCCCACCGGGAGCTTCTTCTTCCTCCTCCTGTTGAGGCTGTGACTGTTGTCCCTCTTCCCTAGCCTTTGCGGCCTCTCTTCTTTTTCTGCGTCTTTTCCCCCGCCTCTTTTTTTTCTTAGTATCTCTAGATGTTACTGAAGATTTTTGCAACAATGATTGAAGCTCTTCTATTTGTTCCGAAGACAAGGAGCCAAGTAGGTCTTCAAGCTGTTCTTTTTTATCCATGTTTCATTGCCTTTGTTCGTTGAACTGCTAAAAATATATCGCTGATATTTTTAATTGAGGAGGCTAGATAGGTAAGTCTGTCGGCGCGTTGCTGGGCATATTTCTGAATAGCTAGCATCTTGCATGCGTAGCCATCTTCCCTTACCGCCTGATTAAACTGGCTTTCCCACGACCCCTTGTATGACTGCTCTCTGCCCGCGACTGTCGATTTAAGAGTCTGCTTTGCCCAGTTCACACGAGCAACTTCCCGATTGTAGGCTCTTTGCATATGAAAAGATAGAGCGCCTAGTAGTAGGGCCGCCTCTGCGCATTCTGACGGCGTAAGCTTTTCTATTTGGCCGCGAGAAAGGGCCATGTATCTTTTTGCCGAGTCATCATGAAATTCGTCATTAAATTCAGGAATTCCGAGTGAGCGTTCGTATTCGTCCAGAACAGCATCAAGTTTTTTTAGCTGGTCTGAGGCTGTATTCTTAGCTTCCATTCTTCAACGCTTTCATTAAAAGGAAGTTCTATGTAGTTTAGATTGTTGAGCTCACACCATTCTGCGAGGGCCGCATCCCGCTTCTTCTGGTTAATAAAATCGTGGACACTAGTATGGTATAGTGTGTTGAATTTATAGTGTTGGGACCCGTGGACCTCGACTACAGTTTTTATAGTGTTTATATAGAAGTCGAGAAAGCCAGACTGATTCCTGCGTAGCTGAAAGGGAACCTCCTCCATGATTTGCAGTGCCGGATAGAGGTCTTTCAGTAGGCATCTAGCCTTGAGGTGAAGCTTGGAGCGGGGACGTTGATCGTTTGAGCGAACAACGTGCCCCGCAGTTCTCCAAGCATAAATATTGCCATCTAGGTCTTTAATTTTCAATTGGTCGCCTTGGCAAAAATGGTGATATCTGCTCAGGAGTTGCCGAGTGTCTGAACAGGAAGGGAAACTGCGGGGAGCCCGAAGAAGACTTGCCGCCGTTGCCCTTCGAATCAATTGTACCCTCAACGGGCAACTTAAGGATGTCCTCATACGTTGGAGTGGGCGCATTTTGATCAAGTGCCCACAGAACGCCATTAGACTTGGCGTATTTACGCATGCGTCTCACTGGAACAATAAGGTTGAATGTTTCCCCGGCTCCACGAACCAGCATTCCGACATAGTGTCCTTCGTGACCCTTAGTTCTTTCCGAAAGAAAAACGCCACCTCCTGACGAACCCGGAAAGCCGGGACATGAAGTCTGATCAAAGACAACACCGTCTCCGGTGCCCAAGTCCAGAACTCTGCCAATTTGAGACAAAATTCCTCGCGTCATAGAATTACTTCCTACTTGGCCGAGTAAGCTACCTACATGATAGAGCTCTGTCCCGATAGCTACAGGCTCATCTGCTGTATGGAAGGTCGTGGTCTTGTCAATAAATCCTTTCTTCCGTACCATAAGAAGAGCAAGGTCCTCGCCGTTATCGGCGTCGCTATATTTAATAACCTTGGCCTCCATCTTAATCTCGCCAACTCGTCTTCCGTTTTCTACAAGCTCCTTGACAATCTGAGCATCTTTAAACTCCACCACTGTCGTAGGCTTGCCATCTTTGATAACAACTCTAATCGATCTAAGACCATCGACAACATGGGCGGCAGTCCATACGAAATTAACCTTTTCCTTCTTTCCTTTTGAGTTTGTAATCTCGCGTGTAACAATAACTCCAGAGCCCTCTCCTGCAAAGCTCTTAACAGTCACAGAAACGTCCTGCAAGTGTTGATACAGCTCCTTGTTAGGGGCCTGAGCAATGGCGGTACTCGCCAACAAAATAAATAGCATGAAACTCTTCTTAGTCATGGTATCACCTTTCTATTCCTACCATAGAGAAAATATCATCTTCAAATTTTTTATACTCATCAGGGTTATCTTCTAGATATTTAGCTAGATTGTTTTTTCCCTGAACCTTTTCTTCGTTGGGAAGCTTGAACCAAGCTCCGCTTTTTTGAACAAGGCCGAAGTCGACTAGCAAGTCGGCCAGTTCCATTTCCTTCCATATACCACGCCCGTATTTGATATGGCTAGAGACCTTCTGTCCG